GTATTGTCGGTGCTATTCAAAATGACCCAAGATGTCGGGAAAAGAGAGGAGGTAACCGATGAAGAAGCTGATTTATACCAATGAAAGCCGCCTTTCCTTGCAGACAGACTATAATAATGAGTGGGCGAAAGCCGTAAATGCCGCTATCGTGGAACTGGAAGGCGTTACCGGGGAACTCACGGACGAACAAATACGGAAATTTCTTTCTTCACCTTCTTCTCTTTGTGATGAACTTGTCGAGGCTGCAAGAAAGGAATACGATGCTTACATGGCGAACCTGCCCAAATCGGTGCAGCTTTCCACTACGTTTTCCGATGGGGGAATTTCTGACGTGGTGAAAGCTATCCACAAAACATTGATTACAAAAAAGCCTCATCAAATTGTAGATAAGACAACCATCAAAGACGGTGTGTGTGTTCTTGACAATGAGGGGATGGCTACATTGAAATCCGAATGCAGCGTGTACGGTGGCGAGCAAGCCGAAAAGGTTTGGAAACTCTCTGTCAAAGCCGCAAAAGCATTGAATGAATTGCATGAGGCAATCAGGGGTAACAACGCCTTTGCGGAGGCGGTGGAGTGCTGGGGACGTTGGCAAGGGTTCATCAGGGTGAATGATAGCAAAACAGAGCGCTACCAACCGAATCCCGAATTATTAAACACTCTGTTTGGTGAGAAAGAATAAGCTCTATCCTCCATAATAGAAGCGGCTACGAACCTTCACCGCTATAAATAACGAAGGATGTCCGGGCACGATGAAAGAACCTAAAGCGGTGAAAGGGAGAAAGGTTACTCCAGTGCTTGTAATCCGCAAACGAGGGGTGGGCAAATGTTCACTCCTTTTTTGATACTAAAAAGAAAGCAATGAAATGAATAGTATAAACGATGATATGCCCTGCTTTGGTGTTCCTATTGATGTACGGGTATCACGTGGTCGGTTGCGCTGCGTGCCACCTTATGCAGACCAGGAACTCGAATTTTCACAAGTAGAGGGGCGGCTTATGTCCGTATCAAAAACCAAATGGCACGGTTTTCCCTACTGGTGTGTGGAACTGAAAGATGACATAAATACCTATCATGTACTTTTCTTTCTCAAATCCGCTATGTTCGTTTACTTGCTCCGCTGCATTCATGGACGAAATGTAAGACATATCTCTATCGAAATCGGAACGCTTTCAGACGGTAATGTGCAGATGGTAGTGGAGGGTGACAATCTCCGTCTTTCTCCTACTGATATTGAACTTCCACCGATAAGACGGAAGCGAAAAGAAAAGGGAAAGCCTTATTTTTGTGATTATTCTGAAAGATTGAAAACCGTGCAAAAGATTGTGGATGAAATGAATATCCAACCCATACGCACACATGAGGGATAGGGGGGCTGATTTCGTGTTCGCATTATGTTCCGCATTTTTGCAACACATTGACAATCAATGTAAACGCAATTTTGCGGTGAGTAAAAAGGACGGTCACCAATCAGCAACCGCCCTCTTTGTTTTTGACAATTAATTAATTTTTCAAGTGCTTGGGTAATCCGACAAAGAAGAAATTCCCGTTCCGGTCTGCCCTTATCCATTCCGGCACGCCACCGAACATTTCATCGAACTTTGCTTGACCGATAGTCATTGCTGCCATATCATCAACTGATTGGTATCCGTTGGCTTTGGCAAAGTATTCATCAACCTTAATTTCTACTATCTGGCTACCGTCTTTCCAAAGTCTGAAAGTAATAGGCATTCCTTGAAACTCCCATTGCACGATGTCGTAACGGTCTGTCTGTTCTATAATTCTTTTGTACTCCATATTCTTTAATTATTAAATAGTTGTCTCTGTTCGTTTACCTCCAGCAGGGCAAATTCTATACGGGGGTGATACTTATCCAAATGCTTTTCCGCTTCTATTTGGAAGCAAAGATTATCATCTGTTATTGCACCTGCCATTTGCAGACAATCGAGCAACGTCTTTAGCGAGTTATCCAAATCGAACTTGACCGAACTATGCCACACCCGGACAAACAGCCGGAAACGTGACGAAATTCGTCTATTGCGATAAACCTTGCATTGTTCCATGAAGTTACGTTCATAGGCCCGTATCATCCCGTCCTTGATAATGCGCTTTGCACCACCTTTTCCCGGAACGGCTTGGTAATGGTTGGCCTTTGCGATAATCTGACCGTGTATTACCTCTACTTCCATAAGGTTAAGAATCTTTGAACGTTACACCATAATCTTTGCAAATCTCAAAGAACGAACCGATACCTATTCTTTTCCCGGTACGCACAAGGTTCGTGAACTTCTTGTCGCATTCAGAGTATTTATAGGCTTGGTTCTGACTGCTGCACACATGGAAGAACCTACGCCCCTTCTCACCCAAAGAAGCCAAAGCACAACCAACGGTAAACCATGACTGATAATCATCTGTTATGTCTATATGATTGGTTTCAATCCGTTCACAGCACTTTGCGACCTTATCCAGTACATCATCATTGCCCGAATACTGGTAATTATTCATAGGACGTGGTTCTCTGTAATAGCCGGTGTATGGTACTGCATCTGTATTGACATAAGGCTCTGCATCATAAGACAAGCAGCGCATCCGGGTTACATCACCGCAAGCACGGTCTATAATGATACCCATCCTTTCAAAATCTCTTTTAAGCTGCTCAAACTGCTGCTTATGGTAGTCCGGGTATTTCAACGGGATAATGAGAAAATAACCGTTACCGCTTACTGAAAGGCTGATATAGGCTATCTCTTTTAGTTTGGATAGTTCCTGCTTTAGATTGTTCCAGTTGTCTATATGCTCATTGTCCTGGCGGTCTATATCCACACAGATAAAGCCCGAATGCCTTACAAGGTTCTCGGCTTTACGGGTAGGGGAAAACACACCGCTTATACAAGCCATCGGCAAACGTTTCTTTACCTCGTTCTTCTCTTCCTTTGTCGGCAAGGAACGCAGATTTTCTATCTCTGCTATGTGCTTTTTGTCAAAGAGGAACGCACGGAGTTTGCAAGTAGTGCCGTACACATCCTTTACTCCGTTATACACTGAAATCTCTATATTGAAAATATCTTTCTTCATAATCTTATAAAATTTATTAGGTGGTTATCAGGTTATCGGTTATCACGGCTATAATCAACTGTTTATCAATTAATTAAATCAAAACAACCGATAACCTGTCTTTCTCTGCTTTTAAATACCACGAAAACAGAGGTTATCACCCATTCTTCTGTATCTTACTCATTATCAACACTTTCACAGTCTGATAACTGATAACCCGATAACCTGCTGTATTTTTTCAAGCATTTAGCAATGTACGGTTGCGACACTCCTAAAGCATCAGCAAACGCCCTTTGACTTTTCGGATTGTTCGCGTAATACACACGTGCAATCATTTCCTCATTGCCCATCGGCTTTGCTTCCGGCTGTTTCTCGCCCTCCGTAGCTATCATATACACCTTTTCCGCACATCGTTCAAAATAATCCATACATCTGACCGAATATTCCATTTCTTCCGGTAAAATACGGCTCATACCCGGATTGTTGCCTAAGATATGAACTATACCTGCCAAACGCTGAACCATGACTTTGAGTTTGGCATAGACAGATTTCATGTACCCACACGCAGATAGCGATTTAAATTGCAACCCATTGAAATAGTCTATGTACACCTGCTTAGCTTCGTTAGCAATGATGAGTGTGTCTGTACCGTTACTGCTGAAATCAAAGTCCAGTAATCCGTTAATAAATTCTGACCATGTATCGGAAACATTTTTGCTCACACTGCTTTCATGATACATTTCGGGTGGTTTTTCGTCGGGGTACACAAACATCCAACGGTGATTAAAACCACTCTTTACAAGAAAATTACCTCCGAAAGTTTCCTTAACAACACCGGGTTGAGTGCCGCCTATAATTGAAAGAAAAGGTTCTTCTGCCAATAACGAATCTTTCGTTATCCTATCTACCGTTGCGGATTGATTATTCCAAATAGAGAGAAGCCGGGGCACTTCTCCACTCTTTGTGTAACGATTGAAATTAAACAACATAGTAGATAACTCGTCAGAATACAATAGAACTCCGGGATTTTCCGATAATACTTTCATCCTAATTTCTTCCGTTGTATCATCAATTACCAGTGCTTGAAGAATGGGCTTTTCTGCGTTTTTATTCCCTGCATCAATTTCTGCTTTATACTTTTCCATAGCTTCTTTAGATGCCTTACGGTAGGATACATCACGCTCTATTATTGGCTTTAATATCTCACGCATTGGAGTTGTTTTACCTACTCCGCTGTCAGCAACGAGACAAATGTAGAAAGGCATATAGTTTTTGTACCGCCCATCATCTGTATGTACTTTTTTTCTTATTGCCGTAGATACAGCGGCAAATACGGAAGCTACAACAAAATCACGTTCGCACTGGTACCCATCCGCATACGCTTGTATTATCTCTTGTATGCACGGAGACAGCCCGTCAATAGGCAAAGAAAAATTATCGTTTATTCCACTATTATTTATCTCTATATTCATAATCTTTTTCCTTTCCACAAATAATCAAAAAATGATAACTGCTTTTCTCTCATCAAATCCTTATTAGTCGTGTAGAACGCCGCCTTTCTATGAGATATATGGCACCTGCCTACTGATGTTTTCTGTATTGTTCCGCTCCTTATCATCTTATATACAGCCCAACAAATGTTAGGCGCTCGTACACCGGTTTCCGCTTCTACTTGACGTTTTGTTTTGCACCCGGTAGAAAAACAGTCATAAATAATTTGGAATTGGGTTATTTTCTCCTTACCTTTGTCATGTTCTGGTTGGGCTGCCGTTATGGCAGCTTTTATTTTTTCTGCCATAGTTTAACCCTTTCTTGCTTTATCGTTAATAAGATAGTTCGCAGCTTCCTGCTCTAATTCCGCATTCGTTTTCACTCTACCCTGCCGCATCCAGTCCTCTATTTCTTTTCTATCAAAGTATAACATCTTGCCGTTGGGCTTATAAAAAGGAATCTCATTTTTACAGGTAGCTTTATATAGCCAGCTCCGGCTTAAGCCCGTCAATAAAGCTACATCCTCCAACGTCAGCACATTCTTTGCAGCCAAAAGGCTATATCTAAGAATCATATCAATTTTTTCTTCCATTTTCTATTTTTGCTTTTATGACAAAGTAGCTATGTACACTCGCTCCTTTGTCTATTAAACATGGTGCAAAAATCAGAAATGAAAGCAATAAAAAACCCCTACATAGTGCCTATTATAGTGCCTATGTAAGGGTATGTCTTTAATACTACCTATTTGTTAATCAAAGAGTTTATCTATATCATCCTGCCCTTTTACACATCCAAACCGCTCTTTGCTTTCCCTCCTCGTCTGTGCTAATTTGTCATATCCCCATAAATCAATAAATGGCTTCCACTTGCATTTTAAATCCAAGTATTCAGCCGCCCCCTCTGCAAAATAGGCTGCTTGATACCAAGTACCTACAAATTTATAACTATTATCCATAAATCCCGCCTGTATCGCTTTTTTAAACAAGCGTTTAGCCTTATCGGTGCTTAGTTCACTTGGCAACACAATTTCAAGTTCTTGTTGGGTCTCTTTAGGTAGTTCTTGTTGGGTCTCCTTAGGTAGTGCATCAATAAATCTTTGAGCATTTTCTATTGTTCCAGCCCATTGTAAATAATGATGAGCGAAACGACCGGGGGATTTCAGATAGACACCACACTCTTTTTGTATCACTTGCAAGTCTATCCCATTCTTGAGAAAAATCCAATCAAGCCAATCAGCATAAATAATAAACATCTGCACTATTTTACGGAAATATCCCTCAATACTATAAAAATCGCTTTCCTTATGAAGAATAGAGAAAAAACCGTTTTCTACTTCTAATGTCCTTTCTTTATCAAGGTATTTAGGGTTCACGGTATTTAAGTATTTAGCAAATGGCATCAGCAACTCTATGCAGTAATTATCTTTGGCTGTATCATCTTTGCATTCCAATAAATTATTTTCTATTTCAGAAAACATCGATTCTAAATCAATAAGCAAACTGTTATCAACGCTCTTTATTTTCTTTTCGATTATTATCCTCTGCCATCCTTGTAGAGGGGCGTTATCATAAGTTCCTTTTTGATGCCCTAAATCATACTTATTAACCAACGCATCAACTACAGTACAAACTATTCCTCCTTCCCTATACAATTCAAAAAAAGCATTTTCTATTGTCCTATCCATACTCATACCCCTTTATTTTATATTAAAAATTCCGTTGAATTGATTTACAGCATTTGTTTTTTCTGTATCGCTTATCTTTCCGTAGATTTGAGTTACAGCAATGCTCCGATGTCCTAATAATTTTGAGACAACATACAAATCAACACCTAAATCAAGGGATAAGCAAGCAAAGGTATGTCTCGCGCAATGGAATGTAATGTGCTTGTCTATACCTGCAGCACTCGTTAGCAGTTTTAAATTATGTTCAATTGTTGGTCCAGTGGATGAGGCAAACTCCGGGAATACCCTATCTTCTTTATTGTCGCTACGTTCACCCATAAGAGCAACTGCCGCATCATTCAGAGGCAAAGCAAGAGCGTGCCCGGTCTTTTTCATATTGATATTAAGAGAAAATTTTCCGCTATCTTCTTTTATATCTTTCCATTGCAATTTCTTTATATCCCCCAACCGCAAACCACAAAAGCAGGAAAAGAGAAACGCACGTTTTATATCTTCTCTTCTACAAGGTGTATCTATAATTTTATTAACCTCGTCTTTGGTAAGATGTTCACGATTGCTATCCGTAGCTGCAACCTTTTCCTTTCTGTCAAGAAGTTTGAAAGGATTAACCATGAGAAAGCCATCCTTTATCGCTGCATTGATAGCAATTGAAAGTGTCCTTACAAGATTTACAATGCTATTGGGTTTGAGATGCTTGTTCCCTTTCGGGCTGATATAATCATCACGGAGGTAAGCTATAAAATCAGCCGCCCATTTTTTATTAATCCTTACGAGTGCTATATTTGACGCAGGTTTATAACCTTTCAACACAAAAACGAGGTTGTCATGAATTCCAATACGTTTATACTTCACTTTGACAAGATGCTCCCGGTATGTAGCCAACCAATCCATAAGCAAAACTTTATTTTTCAGTTTGTTATTGGTTAGCCCTGCCTTTCCGTTTTCTATATCTCGCTCACGGTCTGCACGGATTATTTCCGCTTTCCGTCTAAGTTCATTGTTCGATTGTAAATCTATTTTTCAGAGCGTTCTTTCACAATTTTCCGATACTTGCGACCGATGGCAAAACAGCAGACACCCAACAGGATGGCAGCAACACCGCCAACAGGAACAGCAAGCAGCAGGAGCAATCCCAAAAGCACAAGCACAACAGCGAGAACCATGAGGATAATTCCACAGACATTGTATGTCCGGTCGGAATATTCCTTTTTCACTGGAGCAGGTGCGTCATAGGATGCGGATGTGTGTCCGTTTCCGGATGATGCACTTTTCATCACATCAGAGACCCCGACGGTCGTTCGACTATACACTGCATTATAAGCAGCCTTTTTCGGGTCATTCACAATCCCCATTCCCTTTTTACCATAAAGAGGATTCACAGCCTTTTTGACCTGCCTCTTTACTTTTCCGGTAGTCCTTGCCTTTATGCTCTTTTTGACATTCGGTTTTCTGACACCGTATTTCATGCAAAACACCTCCATTCTTTAGAACAAACCTATCACCTTGTACACTTTTCCTTGCGAAAGGAGGTGAGCAGGATGAAAGTTTTGTTATGGGAAACAAGAACCTCAAAAGGGTTCACGTTGATGGAGTTGGCGAAGAAATCCGGAATCGGAAAATCGACGCTCAACAACATCGAAAACGGTAAGGTGTCACCGACATTGTTTCAACTCGAAACGATAGCGATTGCACTTGGGGTCAAAATAACCGACCTGTTTGAATCCGAATACAAATAATTGTATCACATGACATGTTCCGTGAGTGGGAACGGGAGACGATTTCCACAATTATGGAAATGAACTCCGATATTTCCACAATCATGGAAATATGTGATATGATGTGTTTCGGAAAGGGGTGGTGTTCCCTTGCATTACAAAGAGACTATCATTGAGTTAGTCGGTAAGATACAAAGCGAAAAAGTCCTCAAGAGGATATATAAATTCGTTTTATATCTGTACACCCACGAGACTGGCAGTTGAAAAAGACTGTCAGTCTTTTTTTATTTCACGCAGGTATTTCATCGAATCGTCCTCCGACAAGATTTTGCGTCCGAGCAAATAACCGGAAAGACTACACAAACGCTGAACCTGTTCCTCGTCATCAAGCATGTTAAACATTTCAAGCAAAATCAACTCTCGACGAGTGAGAGAATATAATTCAGATGCTTTTTTCATCATTTCTCCTCTCTCAATGAAATGTAATAATCAACAAGTCTGTCAAATGCCTTGATGTCATCATCCGAGGCATACAAGAGCATTTTTATCATATTTTTGCGGGTCTCATTTTCACCCGCCATGATGCGGTCGATTCTTTCAAAAAAGTCATCGTCGGTCTCGACGAACATTTCTCCCTCTCCAGTGGTCAACCACATATAATCAACACCGAACTCTCGACAGATAGATTTTGTCATCTGTTCGGTGAGGTTGCGGTTTCCATTTTCAATGTTCGACATTGAACCTCTTGTCACACCAATACGCTCACCGAATTTTTCAAGAGTAAGGTTGAGCGTCTTTCGGACTTCTTTCACACGCTCATTTTCTGTCATGCAAAATCACCTCCTTTTCAATGAATGATAACACTCGTCAAAATAAAAAGCAATAGAAAAGTATTCAAAGAATACAAAAAACTGTTGACAAAGTTGTCAAAGACGAATATTATGTATTCAAGGACAACAGAAAGCAGGAAAGAACGGGTGAAGCGATAGGGCTACACGCAAGTGACATGGTGGTCAGGCTGCCGGATAGCAGATAGAGCGTGTGAAGAATAAACATGACCCGTCAAAGTAGTTGAAGAAAACAGGAACGGTAGGGCAAGAAAGCACAGTGTACCGCACTATTTGAAGAAAGCGGACAGGCTGAACCAATCAGCACTTTACCCCTATTCCAAGAAACCGTTAAGTGGAAGAATCAACCAAGCGAGAGGACACAGCACTGTTGCCCTTTTATAAGAATAGGAGGAATGGAAATGGAAAAAGAAAGATACTTGAAATATGTGAAAATCTGCGAGAGAGCAGAAAGAATGAAAATTGATACAGGTGATCGCATGGGAGCACTAATGGACATCGAGAGTGCAGACAAGAAATTCAACATGAGACTGGATGACTGGTTGCAAGCAGATGATTTCAATTTCACACATGACTATTGTGGTATTCAAAACAATATAAAACGAGGAGAGTTTCCGGCAACGGATTTCGGATTTTTTCTCCCAAGATTCGCAGGTACACACTAAAAGCCGAAACGGGGCAGCAGTCGCCCCGTCAGCGTCCGGATGGCGACCGACGCTCTGACGATGGCAAGCCGAAAGACAGCGTCAGAATACCGTGAGAAACATGGCAGCGGGTGAACTTGCTAAAAGGTTCATAGTTGGATGACAGGTTTTCGGTGACTTTTTAAGGCGAAAAGACACAACACGGTAAATTCAGCCGGAACAGAGGCGAGGTCATGAACAGACCGAGAGAGCCTCCACAGGAGGAAACAGGATGCAGGAAATGAAATATTTCAACGAGGGAAATGATTGCGACATCTGCAAAAACCAACTCATGACAGGACGAGACGGAACGGTCGAGGATTGCCGGAGGAGACAGAATGGGTTGTCATGCAGATTCGAGGAGCGTGACATTCGGACATGTCCGGTGTGCGAACATGAGGTTGATCGTGAGGATATGTATTTCACAAAGGATTGTCATGGAATCCCGTTCAGACTGGTGTGTGACAGATGCTATCAGAGAATCATGTCAAAAGGATATGACGGGGAATATTACACAGAGGCAGACGAACAGATTGAGGACGACTATTGAGAGCCGAAACGGGCAGCAGTCGCCCGTCTGTGTGGGATGACCGCCCACGCATTGACAAGGCAGGTCAGAACAGGAGGTCAGACGGATGGAAGTCGGACGTATATTGCCAACCGAGGCAGCAGTCATATTGAATGTATCACCGCAATTCATCCGAATAGCGATGCAGCAAGGGAAACTCCCTATCGGAACAGCGGTGCAGATGTCATCAATATGGACTTATCACATTTCGGAGAAACTGCTTGCAGATTATTCCGGAAAAGACATACAGGCAGAACTTGAGAGAATCAGAGGAAAGAGAGGAGCGTGACATATATGTCAAAGGATGAAAGAAAAGAAATGATTGAGAACATCGCAGAGCGGTTCACACAGATGGATGACGTTGACAAGTCCTATATTGCCGGATATATGGCAGGAAAACAGGAGGAACGTCAGAAATGGGAGCAGCAGGGAAAGACAGCGGTTGCAACAGCGTGAGGATGACTTGTGTTTGATACGGAGGGGGCGATTTACGAGGAATACACCTAAAAAATGAATATGCAGAGCATGAGAAAAAAGAGCAAAAAGAAAGGAGACCGTTGCAGCGGTCTCCCGTTTAGCAGTCTGTGTCAGACGCTTAAAACACTAAAAATATTATAGCAAATCTGACACCATATTGCAAGCATGAAAAAGCGGGAAAACCCCGTAGTTTCAAAGGGTTTTAGACCCTTTTGACGACCTTGTGATGGATAGTAACAAGTCGTTGAAAAGTATATATAAGGGCAGCAGGAGGAACGGTGTCAGAATGGCAAAGAGAAAGAAAGGGATGACGTTCATCCCGTATGACTATGAGGCAGCATACAACAAGAGCCTTGAGGATATGCACGAGTTCTTTGTTGAGCAGATGTTCAAGCAAGGGAAAAAGGTTGTATATGCACTCAAGGAGATACGAGCAGGAGACCAGTTCGAGGTTGAGATATATCCACAGTTCAAGAAAATGGATGAAGTACCTCCGGAGGGTCGGAGTATCAAAAAGGACAATGACAAGGCTCAAAGGAATCTGAATGACAAGAACGCAAGGAAATATGTGGAGCGTCTTATCAATGAGAATTTCACGGACAGGGATTTGTGGCTCACGTTTACATACGACAATGAGCATCTCCCTCCGGACGGAGACATCGACGCAGCAATCAAGAACGTGCAGAAATTCATCCGACGGGTGAATTATCAGAGAAAGAAAAGGGGTCTCCCGAACGCAAGATATGTCTATGTGACCGCCTACAATCCGACAGAGGAAATCCGGTGGCATCATCACATTGTCATGGATGGCGACATGGACATGGATGTGGTTGAGGGATGTTGGAAACAGAGCAGCAGGAACGAGGTTCGGAGGCTGCAAAAGGACGAGAACGGTTTGACAGGAATGGCAAAGTATATCGTCGAGGAAAAGAACAGGGTGAAATCGGAGAAACGGTGGAACTCCTCACAGGGATTGAGAGACCCCGACATCAAGGTGGTTCATTCCAAGAGACCGACAGCAAAAGCCGGAGGATATAAGAAAATCGGAACATACGTCGAGACCATGAGAAAAGGACATGAGCAGGTTCGTGAGCAGATGTTGAAATGGTATCCGGATTTTGATTTTACGGATGCGGGAATCTATTACAACGATTTCAACTCAATGTTCTACATACGGGCGAGAATGAGGAAACGGAGGCAGCAATGAAAGCAAAAAGAAAGAGAAGAATGAGCAGGAGGAGACGGGAACGGACATATATTGCGGTGATGGTATTACTGGCGATCGCTGTGAGCATAGGTCTGACGCGCTCTGTCATGCGAGATGACAAGGAATTTGAGGAGTATGAGCAGCAGTCGCAGGAGTTCAATGCACGGATGCAGAGAATCGACGAGAAAAGAGAGGCATCCGGACAAAATGCAATGCTTGAGCAGGTGCGAACATGGCAGCAGGAGCAGGACACAGAACCGGACAAGTATGCAGTATTTGACACCATGTCGGCAGACTGGGGAGGCGAGGAGGATGGATTCGTGCTCTATGAGATACCGGAGGAATACAGTCGGACAGGTGGCTATTTTCCGGAAAAGATGCAGGTATATACATATTGCGTCTGCAAACAGTACGGGGTCAGATACGACCTTGTGATCGCTCTGATTGAGAAAGAATCCGGATATAGATTCGACAAGGTCGGGGATGACGGTCATTCAATCGGGTACATGCAGATATATGAGGAGTGCCACAGAGACAGAATGGAACGTCTGAACGTCACAGACCTCACGAATCCATATCAGAATGTGCTTGTCGGTATTGATTACCTGTCAGAACTGATTGAGAGGTATGGAACGATTCAAGATGCACTTGCAGCGTATAACTACGGGGAGCAGGGAGCAAAACAGCACCTATGGAAAAAGGGAATTTATGTGTATGACTACAATCAGACCATCATGAACCGGATGAAAGAAATTGAGGAGGAACTGGAGCAGGATGCAGGTGATTGAGAGGATTCTGCACATGTTGAGGGTAAAGGATTGCAGACATGTGTGTCTGTTCTGCGAATATTATGACATGTGCAAGCAGGAAACAGGGAGCAGGAAAGAGGTGAAAGAGAATGAACATGAAATATGCAATGAGAAGTGAGGACACAGAGCAAATCAATGTCGTGTCATGGGCGAACTGGAACATGAACCGCTATCCGGAATTGAAATGGCTGCATCATGTACCGAACGGAGGCAGCAGGAACAAGCAGGAGGCGGTCAAACTCAAACAGATGGGTGTCAAGGCGGGTGTATCTGATTTATGCCTCCCGTACCCGAAAGGACTTTACTGCGGACTGTACATCGAGATGAAATTCGGTGATAACAGGCAGCAGGAGACACAAAAAGAGTTTCTTGCAGATATGGCAGCAGCAGGACATTTTGTCGCAACCTGCTATTCAGCAGAGGAGGCGGTCAAGGTTATCGAGGAATACTGCAAATTGATGAATCACAAAATGGGAGATTGTGAAATTGTCATACCATTGGAAAACAGAGAGGCATTAAGAAATATAACAATGAGCATCCCGAACAACAGCATCCTCAAGAATGGTGAGGTCAAAGAGAGCAAACCGAGGAAGAAATGAGGAGGTGCAGCAGGATGACGGTCAAGGATATTATGACGTTACTTGAAAGTCCGGACAGGGTTCGGGTCATCAAGGACGGTGAGGAGATATACAATCAGTATTTCGCAAACATGGAGGTTGACAAGGACATCGTCGCACAGATAGGAGATGCAGAGGTCAAGAGGTTCAGAGCAGTTCCGGAAATCCGACACAAGAGATGGAGAGAATTGAATCTAATGCAGCCACTAAAGCCGGAAGAAACACCGGACTATTCTTTCAGAGATTTGCAGATGTGCATATATCACACAATCACGATATAGCGGGGAGGTGAGGACATGAGGAAAATCATAATCGTGGCAGCAGTCGTCGCCACAGCACTGGCAGCAGGATTCACGTTCGTCCTTTACAAAGTCGGTGAAGAAATGAACATGAACCGCTGCGGGTGGAGATAACAGGACAGTAACAAGAGGATAACAGGAGGAACAGGAAAAAATGAGAATTATTGCAGTAATGTCACCGAAAGGTGGAATCGGAAAGACAACGACATCGGATGCGATCGCTTACATGTTGGGAGAGGAGCAGGAGAAACGTGTTCTCATTCTTGATGGAGACCCGCAGGGCGATACATCCAAAACATTCGAGGCATACGAGCCGGAGGGAACAGGAATGAGTGAACTGCTTGAGCGTCATGTGAGCGTGGGCGGGTCATACCGCACAACGGACTTGATAAGACCGACACAGTACAGTCACATTGACATCATTCCTGCAAACGGGTACTTGATGCAGACTGACATGAACCTGCTGCTCAAGCAGGAGGCAAACCAAGTCACGAGGCTGCGGGATGCACTGGAGGAAATATCCGAGGCATACGACTATTGCATTTGTGATTGTGGTCGTCTGCTTGATATGGTGGTCATCAACATTCTACTGTCAGCAGAACTCGTCATTGCACCCGTAAAGGTCGGAGGATATGAAAACGAGGCGATTCACAATTTGCAGGAGCAGGTTGACGATCTCCGGGAAATCAATCCGGAACTCCGAATCAAGGGTCTTGTGACCATGAGACAGAAAAACAAGACATCACTGGATTTTGAGGAATGGATGAAAACCAGTTCCGGATTTGATATGTTTGTCACTCCGATTCGTCGGTCGATTGTAGCAGAAAAGGCATCCATGAAAATGGCAATCCTCCCACAGTTTTCAAAGAACTGCATCGTGTCACAGGACTATCGCAATGTGGTTCATGAATTACTCAAGGAACTGGAGGGATAGACATGACAGAGCATGAGAAAAGCCGGAAACATTATGAACAAAGTGGAACTTATGACCCGAACATGGAACATTTTGAAGAATGTGAAGTGAACTCCGGTGCATGGGTGCTCATAACAAGACAAATTCCGGTTGATGAAAGATGCAAACCGCATTTATTCGGAATATATTGGGGCATCCCGAAACAAGACAAATTCGACAGACAGGTTTGTGTGGTTCATACGACGGAAGATGTGACATTGCTCAATCACGAGTTCACGGTCATCGACGATGAAAGATTGAAAGTGTATCGTGAGGAGGGGTGGGAGTTACATGAAAATATGGCAGCAGCAGACGCAGGAATGAACACGGAACTAATAGAAAAAGGTCGGGCATTGTGCGAGGAGGAGCGTGAAACAATATGGGCGATGCAACTCGATGGATTAACAGAGACACAGGCTTGCGAGGAATATTTCTTGACAAAACACACAGAATACAACAATTTTTCGATTTGCTATATTCCGAATAAAGAGGTTTTTGCGGAGTGCGTCGCAGTATTCGGGGAGAGATATTGAAAAAGAGAGGAGACAGCAGAGGAATGAGCGGTTTTTGCAGATGGTACGGAAAAGACATGGAGGATGTCACAGAACATGAACAGGAACAGTGTGCAGAGAACGGTCAGAACTGCATAGAGTGTCCGGATTTAGTGATAAAGGAACAGGAGGCAGCAGGACATGAACGATACAATACAGATTCTTGAATTATTCGGGGGAATTGGTTCGCCTCGATGTGCCTTGAGAAATTTGAACATCCCAACAAAAGCAATCGACTATGTGGAGATCAATGAAAAAGCAGTCCGGTCATACAATTCGATGTTCCGTGAGGAATTAGAATATAAAACACAGACGGTCGTCGGATGGAATCTGAAACCGGATATTTTGATTCATGGTTCGCCTTGTCAAGACATGAGCATCGCAGGACATCAAGGGAAAGCGACAGGAGACGGAAGAATCAACAGAGGGAAAGGTTCAGACGAGGGGAGCGGAACACGTTCCTCTCTCATGTGGGAGACAATACATATCATTGAGAATATGGGAGAATGGCGACCTCGTTATGTGATATGGGAAAACGTGAAGAATGTGAAATCAAAGTACATGAGACCGAATTTCGACAGATACATGGTCGAGATGGAAAAACTGGGGTACACGAATAATTATGCGGTTTTAGATGCAAGAGAGTTCGGATTGCCACAGGCGAGAGAAAGAGTGTTCACGATTTCTGTTCTGAATGGTGAAAAATTTGAGTTCGATGACCTCATAAGGACACCGATGCGAAACCTGCAAGAGTTCCTTGAGGATGACGTTCCGGACATCTACGATGTGACACAACCGTCCGTCCTTGCATGTATCGGAGAAAAAGGAATCCGGAGAGCGACGGTCATCAAAGATTGTGCATATACAATCACAACAAGGCAAGACCGGACACCTGCACAGGTTATCGACCGAGGAGATGGACGGTATCGGTATTTGACAGAGCGTGAGTGTTGGAGATTGATGGGATATTCAGACGAGGATTTTGACAGGGCGAAAGCAGTTCAAGAGAGAAACGGGAAATACTACAAGGCTTTATATGACCAAGCAGGGAACAGCATTGCAGTTCCGATATTTGAGAGCATATTCAGAAAGATAATTTTGCAGGAGGTCGCATGAGAGCGACAGAAAGAGAGGATTGAACATGGGAAACATCATCAACACAGCACCGTGTCGATTCTGCGGACAGATGGTGCAGATTGACAGCGAGGAGAAATTGACACAGCCACAGGCAGAGGAACAGGCGACAATGTCCTGCACCTGCGAACAGGCGGTTGAGTATCAGAAAGAGAAACAGAGGAAAGAAAAGGCGATGCAGAACGTCGCTGCATTGTTCGGAGAGGCAGCAGCACCGGAAAAGAGATGCAGTGAGGGCATCGTGAATATTCTCAAGGCAGCAGTTGAGGAGATATACACCGGAGGACTGGCAAAGGTCACTCTGAACCTCCGAGGTGGGGTCAAAGCATCTATATCACAGAATAGCAAAGGCGAGATAAACGTCGAGCGTACAGAGACCAAAAAGCAGAAATTAACAGAATAGGGGAGCGGGTGCGTGTGACCGAAAGAGAGATATGTGGGTCATTCCGGAGAGCAGAGAATCAAAAGCAACAGATTCAGATTTTGACGGAACTGACCTGCAAGAGTAAATATCAGATAATCGGTATATTGCTGCGGAATGGCGAGAAAGTACCGAAAAGCATTGAAAATCAGTTATACAAGAGACTGGACGCACTCAACGCACAGATTTTCGAGTGTGAAATGGAATACAAAGAAATTGTGACCGCACTGACGGGAGAAAACAGGAGGAAAGAACATGGCAACAGGATTCAGCGTCATGGACGCACTGAACAAGAACAGTAAGGCAGGAGTTGACGAATCACCGAGAGCGAGATTCCGGACAAAGGACATTTCAATTTTCAAGATGTACCGGAACAAACTCAATTTCTACGATTTGGCAGATATTGAGGAACTGGCAGGAGACATCCTCATGTATGGTCTCAAGCAGAATCTTGAGGTTGTATTTGAGCCGAATGAGCAGGGTGAATATAGAATCGTCGCAGGTGAGAGACGGTGGCTTGCACTCAAGCACCTTGTCGAGCAGGGATATAAAGATTTTGAGATTGCGACCTGCAAACTGACCACACCGCAGGACGAGGACGAGGAGCAGGTGGAAATCATCATCGCAAACGCATACCGGACAAAGTCTCTCAAGGATGTCATCGAGGAGGAACAGCGTCTCAAAGCGTGTCTTGAGCGTATGAAAACGGATGGAAAGAAAATCAAAGGATATGACCTCCAGTCCGGTCGCCTCCGTGATGTCATCGCCTCAATGCTCAAGATGTCAAAGACCAAGATCGCACAGATTGAGAGCGTCAACAACAATCTGATTCCGGAGTTTCGAGAGGAACTCAACAACGAGCGTCTCACATTCTCCGCAGCGTATGAGTTGAGTGGGATGTCTCCGGAGATGCAGCAGGAGGCACTTGCAAAGTACAAGGAAAACGGAGAATTGTCCTATACGGAAATTAAGGATATGAAATCACCGCAGAAACCGGAACAGGAGCAGGATGCAGCGGGGCAGCAGGACACCGTGTCAGATTCAGACACAGCAGGGCAGCAGTTATCCGAAAACAGCATGAATCCTCCGGAGGAAAAGAAAGCGGGCGACGATTATGAGACACCGCATCCGGAGGGAATCACATCAATCTGTTATTCTTGCACCGAATACGAGACCTGCAACGTAAAGACCGGAACATGTACCTCATGCGACCAGTACAAGAACCGTGCAGAGGCATACAAGACAGACGAGCAGAGATATAACGAGGAGCAGGATGCAATCGACCGTGAAACGAAAAAGAAACTCCGTGAACAGGCAGAGGAGGAGAAGATGAACAACCTCCCGTCAGACACACAGGAGAACGGTCAGAAAGTGCATCACATTAAACTGGGAGCGACATTTTTTGAGGAGGTTGCATCCGGAGAAAAGACATTTGAACTCCGGAAGAATGACAGAGGCTATAAAAAAGGCGACATCCTTGAGATGATGGAGTTCAAGGACGGAAAGAACACAGGACGCACCGTGAGAGTGCTTGTGACATATATCCTTGAGGAGTTTGCAGGTCTTGAGGACGGATATTGCATCATGGCAACATCACTCATGAAAGAGGATGCTGAATGATGGCGGTGAAATAAGGAGGAAAAGGCAATGGATGACATCAGACGAGGAGAGATATTCTATATCGCACGAGGGGGGGCGACAAACGGGAGTGAACAATTTGCGGACAGACCCGCAGTTGTAGTCAGCAATGACGAGAACAACAAGCACTCCGGAGTGATTGAGGTTGTGTATATGACGACGCAACCGAAAACAGACCTCCCGACACATGTGACCGTCCGCAGTACCGGACGATTATCCACAGTATTGTGTGAACAGGTATCGTCAGTATCGACCGACCGTGTGAATAACTACATCGGGCAGGTATCGGAGCAGGAAATGAAAAACATCGACATCGCTCTCATGATTTCCTTACAGTTGAGCGGTGGAGGAAAGACATCAAAGCAGTACAATGAGACGATTCAGAAACAGCAGGAGGAAATTGAATACTATCGCAACAAAATTCAAGCGATGCAGCAGTCGTCAGAAGAAAAGAAAACCGAAAAACCACAGGAGGTAGCAGGAGAGACATCGGAGATTGTTGTGAGGCTTGAGACGGAGCGTGACACATACAAGGCATTATATGAGCAGTTATTCGAGAGGATGCTGAATGGAGGAACAGGAAAGTGAAAAAAGGGCAATTAAAAGCATTATTCATTGAGGCAAAGGGAACAGGTCAGAAATACATCGGTGTGATGAATCAGACAGAGGGCAGCAGTGAGCCGGAGGTCATCATCAATCCGAAAGAGAATTTCAATGCAAAATTCGACTATTACATGGCAGCGTATGACGATGATTTGATTCTGATTGCAGCAAAAGGGAAAAAGGACATCAGAATCACGGGAGCAGCAGCGGGAGCATCGTTCGAGGACATCCAGTCACAACTCATTGATGAAAAAGCGTCATCCGGATGGAAAGAACAGATTGCGGATGCGGTGGACAGGGTTGTCGATAAGATGCTGAAAAAAACTCCTCCGGAAACGGAGGAGGAGAGACAGAACTGCGAGACCATGAGAGAGACAATCAAAGGAATGTTCCTCACGCAGAGACGTTCAAAGACAGAGGCAGCGTTCATCACCGAGAATATTGACAGATATGAGGAATTGTTTGAAATCTGCATGAATGGAGATGATGCACAGTTCAAAAAGGGCATCACGGAATTGCAGAAAGCACAGAATGAGTATATTTTGCAGAAAGAGAGGGAAAACGGATGAACAAGGTCATTTTGATGGGTCGTCTCACGAGAGACCCGAATGTCAGATATTCACCGAGAAATAATTCACAGGAGGAAATGGCAATCGCACGATATACACTTGCGGTTGACCGCAGAGGAGCAAAAGACGGGCAGCAGTCAGCGGATTTCATTTCCTGCGTTGCGTTTGGACGAGATGGAGAGTTCGCAGAAAAATATCTCAAGCAGGGAACGAAAGTGGTTGTCACTGGACGGATTCAGACGGGGTCATATACGAACAGAGACGGTCAAAAGGTCTATACCACGGACGTGATTGTCGAGGAACAGGAATTTGCAGAGAGTAAGAAAGCAGCAGGGCAGCAGGACGGGAACAACGGAGGGTATTCGGACGCAGGTGACGGTTTTATGAATATTCCGGACGGAATCGACGAAGAACTCCCTTTCAATTAGGTGCGGAGGAGGATGGAGACATGGGATTCGTGGAAAAGGTGAAAAACGTCATTTCAAAACTGCGGGCAGCGGGAAAGACAGAGAAAGAGGTGTCTGAAATCATCGAACAGGCAGCAGAGGCAGCAACGGTCTTGAAAAAGACGGAATCTCCGGAGCATCCGGAGAAAATCAAGGCAGCAGGAGGAGAAAACCTGCAAGATGCTCTTTTGAAAGTGGGAATCAGTGCAAAAGAGGCATTGACCGCATTTGAGAGCATATACAGACTGAGGAGGCAGGAAAAGTCGAATAATTGGAGGAAATATCATGGATTGCCTCTGAAAAGGTCAAAAGGAGGAAAACGACGTGGAGACAGAAAAAGAAATGACAGCAATTCAGAAAACACAGGTATATCTTGAGAATTATCGGGAAATAGAGCGATATATCAAGGATGCAATTTCGGAAGTATCACAGATTGACGATGTATCAAGATATAACATTTCGGCAGAGAAAGCGTTCCTCCAGTCCATCAGAGAGTGCAAGGCAGAGACGGTCATTCTGTTCGAGCACATGAAAAAGGCTCTTGCATCGCTGAAAGAGGATGCAGAGGCAGCAGGTGAGGGGTACAAGTACGACGCACTTGAGGCAGTATATATCAAGGGCAAGTCATACGAGGATATTGTGAGGGAGACAGGATGCGGAAAGAACTCACCGAAAAAGTGGTGCAGATCAATGACAGAACGTCTCTCAATCAAATTATTCGGTGCAAAAGCAATCGAAAATGACAAAATCGGAGTGAAATGAGAGTGAAAACGGGGTGAAATGAGGGTGATTTCGGGGGTAAAAAGTGGGTGAACAAAAGCAAATATAAACGTGCTAATATGATAACGTGAACAGTTGAGTGAGCGATTGCAGAGATGCAGTCGCTTTTTTCTTGCCTGTTTGCCCTCCTGTTATATGCGGGCAGCAGGACACTATCATGTGCGATGTATGCCCGCCTCTTGAAAGGCATGAGAGGCAGCAGGAGACCGATGGACAGAGAGGAGTGAGCAGTGTGTTATTGAAAGCATGTAAGGGATGCGGTCGCCTTATCCCACAGGCATTGACCATGTGCGAGCAGTGCGAGGCAAGGCAGCAGTCAAGGCATGTGACATATAACAATACACGCAGAGACCCACGAGCAGCAGAGTTCTATCTGTCAAAGGAATGGCGGGAGTTGAGACCTGTCATCATGAGTGTGTATGAGTATGTGGATATATATGCTCTGTATGTTGAACACCAGTTGATAACACTGAAAGATTCAGACCCCATCCACCACATCATAGAACTTGAGGAGGACTGGGAGCAGAGGTTGAACCCATTGAACTTGATACCCTTGAGCCATCGGACACACAACACAATCACAGCACTATATAAACAGAGCAATGCAAGCATGAAAGCAACACAGACACAGTTGAGGTCGCTGATTGATTACCATTTCAAAGAGGCAGGGGGATATGAAAAAGTTTTATGTGACCGTTTCTTAGTCGCACCCCCTCTTTTCTTTGGAGAAAACTCCCCACGAGAAAATCAAGACACAGGGGAGTGACGAAAAGGTGTCAGAATGTGACACGAAACTCGTGAACACTGGACGGAAAGGGGGTTGATGCTGCATGGCAGGACAGAGACAACCGACCGATTTGGTGGTCATGAAAGGAAAAAAACACCTCACAAAAGCAGAGATTGAGGCGAGAAAAAATGCGGAGGTGGTCGCCCCAAACGACAAAGTCAAGCCTCCGGCATATTTGACACCGGAACAAAAGAAGAAATTCCGGAAATTGTCAAAAGAACTGCTTGCAATCAAACTCATTGCGAACGTGGATTGTGATGCACTGGCGAGATTACTGATTGCACAAGACCAATACATCGAGATAACGGACAAAATCAGAGAAACTCCGTTGATGGTCGATGTTCCGGTCTATGAGATGCGAGAGAATCCGGACACAGGAGAACAGGAACGTGTACAGGTCGGAACACGGGAGGTTGTGAACGGTGAGAGGGAGCGTCTCATGATTATACAAGACCGCTGCATGAAACAATGTCGGCAGGGGGCATCGGATTTCGGAATGACGGTCAGCAGTCGGTGTCGGTTGGTAGTTCCGAAAGCAAAGGAAACAAAACCGGAGAACAAATTCGCCAAGTATGCGAGTTCATAAATGGCAGCAGGGGCAACAGTGACCGACCGTTGCACACAATACGCTCTTGATGTCGTTGCAGGTGTCATCATTGCAGGTGAATATGTCAGACTGGCATGTCAAAGGCATCTTGACGACCTCGAAAAAGCGAAAGCAGCACCATACAAATATTATTTCGACGTTGAAAAGTCCGAGGAAATCATCAATTTTGCGGAAGAATTGACAATCGCAGAGGGTGACGAACAGGAAAATGTGACAGCGTACCCGTTCCAGTGTTTCATTTTAGGGTCTCTGAATGGGTGGAGGACAAAAGAAAAGGGTCACAGACGGTTCAGAACGTCCTATGTACAGTTAGGCAGACAGAACGGAAAGTCGTTCATCAATGGTATTTTAGCGTGTTACTATGGCAATTTTGACGGGTACAAATACGGAAAAATCTTTTGTACTGCGACAAAACAAGACCAAGCGAACATTGTTTTTGATGAAATTGTAAAATTCATCAATTCCGACGAGGATTTGTCGGAGTGGTTCAAGGTGCATGAGCATAATCACACGATAGATTGTCTCTGTACACATTCGGAAATCAAGGCATTATCCGGAGATACCAAGTCACTGGACGGACACCGTGCATATTTGGGAATCGTTGACGAATACCACGCTCACAAGACAAATCAGATGTACAAACTGCTTGAGGGAGGTATCAAGAAATTAAAATCCGCACTGATCTCCGTCATAACGACAGCGGGGTTCGATTTGAAATCGCCTTGCTACAAGTTATATGAGTATTGCTGCAATCTGCTGAAAGGTGTGTTTGAGAACGACAGTCAGTTCGTGTATATAGCACAGTTGGACACAGCGGATGACCTATACAAAAAGGAGAACTGGATAAAAGCAAACCCGATTCTCGAATATGACGAGGATGCACTGGAGAATCTCGTTCCGGTTGCGAATACTGCCCGTGATATGGGCGGGGAGGATTTGCGAGATTTCCTCGTTAAGCAGTTAAACATGTGGATGCAGTGGTCAAACGCACTGTACATCAAGGACATTAAAGACTGGAAACGATGTGCAGCATTGCGAACGCTCAAGGATTTCAGAGGCTCAAAATGCTATGTCGGAGTTGACCTGTCGTCCGGAGGCGACTTGACATCCATCGCAATCGTCATCCCGTACATGGTTGACGGTGTGAAAAAGTATTTTGTGCATACTCACTCATTCATACCTGCGAGCAGAGTGGACGAGCATATCAAGACGGACAAAGTTCCGTATGATGTATGGATTTCAAAAGGTCTCGTGACAGTCACGGAGACACTGGGAGGAATAAAGACAGATTACAAGTACATCATCAAGTACCTTGAGGATTTAATCAAACAGAATGATTTGAAACCTCAACTTGTGTGTTATGACCCGCACAACGCATCTGCGTTCCTGTCAGACCTTGAGGCACTGGGATTCGATTCTGTGGCAATTACACAGACAGCAAAGGAACTCAATGACGCAACAGTTGATTTCAGACTGGAGATAAAAGCAGGAAACGTCGTGATTGAGGGAACAGAAGTCGGAAAAGGCAAGGTTGTTCCGTTCGATGAACTGCTGACGTGGTCGATTGCAAACGCAAAGACTATCTCGAACAGTTACGGTGAAATCAAAATCGACAAGGCACTCGACGAGGACAGAATCGACCCGATTGACGCAATCATCGACGCATGGAAAGCAGCAATGAAAGAGGAGTACAAGCCGGACACAAATGAGGTTGTGAATGAATGGCTTGAAATGTATGAGAAATACATGGGGAAAGGCGGTGAGAAAGAATGAACCCATTTAGAAAAATAGCAAACAGTTTGATGAACTGGTGGAAAGGTGAAACTGCACCGGAGGTCAGTGATTCAACGGAACTGACAGGCGGGGTGATGACGCTCAACTCACCGTCATTCCTTGAGAGCATGGGTTTGAGCAGGAGGAGAAAGACAACATCAGAGGTGACATATTTCACATGTCTCAAGATGCTGTCGGAAACTCTTGCGAAAATGCCTATCAAATATTATCAGAGAACGGACAAAGGAATCATTGAGGCAGAACAGACGGACACGTCGAGACTGCTGACCAAGAGACCGAACCCGTTCATGACACCGACGGTATTTTGGAACACAGTGGAAATCAACCGCAATCACTACGGGAACGCTTATGTGTACATGAGAAAGAAATTCATCCGGAAGAAATACGGAGGAGAGGTCAAAATTCTTGACCTGTGGGTGATGCAGTCGAATTGTGTTCAGATTGTTGTGGATGATGCAGGCATATTCGCAGGAAAAGGACGCTTGTGGTATGTCTACACAGACCCGACATCCGGAAGTCGGTATGTATTTGACACGAGTGAGGTCATGCACTTCAAAACATCATTCAGTTTTGACGGTGTGACAGGTTTACCAGTGCAGCAGATTCTCCGTGACACAATCTCCGGAGCATCGGCATCACAGAGGTACATGAACAGCTTGTATGAAAGCGGATTGACAGCGAAAGCGACGCTTGAATACACGGGAGAGTTGAATGATAAAGCAAAAGAGGCACTCGTGAAATCGTTTGAGGATTTCGGCAGCGGAGCGAGAAACACAGGAAAAATCATCCCCGTACCGTTAGGGATGAAACTGACACCACTCGACATCAAATTGTCAGATTCACAGTTCTTTGAATTGAAAAAATATACTGCATTGCAGATCGCAGCAGCGTTCGGTGTGAAACCGAATCAAATCAACGACTATTCAAAGTCGTCCTATGCGAACAGTGAGTTGCAGCAGTTGTCTTTTTACGTTGACACAGAACTGTTCGTCATCAAGCAGTATGAGGAAGAAATCAACTATAAAATGCTGACGGACGAGGAACAGGATGACGGTTTTTATTACAAATACAATGAAAAAGTTCTTTTCCGGACAGATTCAAAGACACAAATGGAATACCTGAAAAACGGTGTCAGTGGCTCAATCATGAAACCGAATGAGGCACGACGCAAACTTGACCTCCCCGATGGAGAGGGTGGCGACACTTTACTTGCAAATGGCAGCATCGTTCCGCTGACAATGGCAGGAGCAGCATATCAGAAAGGTCAAATCGAGCAAGAGGAGACCGAAAAACCGGAGCAACCGGAGGAAGAAACAGAGCCGGACACAGAGCAGCCGGACACAACAGGACAACCGGACGAAACCGACGAGGCAGAGGACGAGGAAGAACAGGAGGGAGGTGAATAATCATGGCAAAGAAAAGACGTTTTGATTTCACAAAAAAGAATAAACGCAGCGGAAAAGTTGAAAATGTCGGCTATTTGGATTTGGAACAGGACGAGGAACAGAGCAGATGTTCCTTGTATTTCTACGGTGACATTGTATCAGCAACATGGGAATCCATGTGGTTCGAGGAGGACAGATGCCCGCAGGACATCGCAGATTTCCTCAACCAGTTGGATGGGTATGAGGACATCGACATCTATTTCAATTCCGGTGGCGGTGATGTATTCGCAGGACTGGCAATCTATAACCAGTTGAAACGATACTCCGGACACAAAGTCGGATATGTTGATGGAATGGCTGCGTCAATCGCATCTGTCATCATGTTCGCATGTGATGAACTGCATTTTGCGACAGGAGCACAGGCGATGATTCACAAGCCTTTATGTATGGCATGGGGCAACGCAGACGATTTCAAAGAGGTCATCAAACAACTTGATTTATGCGAGGATTCAATTCTCGACGTTTACGAGGAACACTTGAAAGAGGGTGTGACGAGAGACAAAATCAAGTCTTTCATGGCGAAAGAAAAGTGGTTCAGCGGTGCAGAACTGGCAGAGTATTTCGACGTTTTGATTGATGAAAAGGCAGCAGTCGCAGCGTGTGCATCAGATTATTTTGAAAAATACAACCATGTTCCGGAGAGCATCAAAGGAACAGCCACAAAGGACATTGTCGATGCGGTGCTTGCGGAACTGGAGAACAGGAACAATGCAGCAGCAGAGGCAGAGAAACAGAGAATCGAGGCAGAAAAGCAGGACATTCTTGCAGACCTCGACATGTATGGAATTTAAGAAAGAGAGGACATGATTCATGAACAAGGAAATGCAGAAACTGTTGAAAGCAATCAACGACAAAAAGAATGAGGTCAAGAGCCTTGTGAACGATGGAAAACTCGACAAGGCAAAGGCAGCAAAAGAGGAACTCAAAGAGTTACAGGAAAAGTTTGACCTCCTGTTCGATTTGGACGAGGAGGAACATGAGGAGATCGAGGACAAGGTGGCGACGGGAACAGCAAAGACCATCGGGGCAAAAGCAGACAAGAAAAACCTCGTGAAAGCGTTCGTCAATATCGTCAAGTGCGGATTCTTAAAGAGAGAACCGGACGAGGGAGATGTCAAGGTGTACAAGGATGCGTTAAGCACAGACACCACAAAGGGAGACGATGATGAAATGGGAATCGGTGTCACCGTTCCGGAGGACATCAGAACAGACATCATCGAGTTAAGACGTTCAGAGGACAATCTGGAGCAGTATGTCAATGTGGAGGGAGTGACCACAAAGAGCGGTTCTCGAAACATTGAGGTCGATGCAGATTCCACTCCGTTCGACAATGTGGACGAGGAGGCGGATTTCCCCGACATGGATGAGCCGAAGTTCAAAAAGATTGTGTATGCAATCAAGAAAAAAGGTGGCATCTTAAAAATCACCGCAGAACTGTTTGAGGACACCGCAGCCAATGTCATGGCATACATCAACAAATGGATTGCCAAGAAAACAAAGGCGACAAGAAATGCGATGATTCTCAAGGTTGCGGACGAGATGACAAAGGGAAAAGAGGTTGTGATTTCCACAATCGACAGCCTCAAGGACGTGTTCAACGTGGGTCTCGACCCTGCTATCACAACCGGAGCAATGGTCATCGCAAATCAGAACGGGTACAACTACCTCGACAAGTTAAAGGATAAGGATGGAAAGTACATTTTGCAGCCGAATCCTACACAGCCGACACAGATGATGTTGTTCGGTAAATATCCGATTGTCAAGGTGTCAAACAGGACTGTGAAATCTGAACCAGTGTACTCACCTGCGTTCACAATCTCCGGCAGCAAATTAGCAATCGACGGAACAACCACAGCAATCGACGCATCAGCAACGTCCGACGTAACAGCATGGAAAGTCGTGAAAGGAAAGTATGTTGTAACTTGCAAAGGACAGGAGCAGGAAACGACAGTCGATGCAAAGGTGTCCGCATACAAGCATCCTGTGTATATGGGCGACTTAAAAGAGGCTATCACATTATTTGACAGAAATGTCATCACAATCGACATGAACGACAAGGCAGCAGGTTTGTGGGAGAAAGACATGACCGGAATCAAGGTTCGTGACCGTTTCGACGTGCAGCCTGTTGATGATGGAGCAATCATCAAAGGCAACATCACGGAAGTTGTGCAGGGATAAGAAATGCAGCAGGGCGGGAACACCCGCCCTGTGATTGAAAGCAGGTGAATGAAATGACGGACGAGGAAAAGAAAGAGTATAGAGACAAACTGGTTGAGGACTGCATGAAATACAATCACATCGACTATGACGACGACAAGGACATTGTCGAGACTATGGTTGAGGCGATTGCATCAGAGGAATTGATGGAACTGATTCCGAATTTCGACCCATACAATTTGACCGCCCGTCAGAGATTGCTTGTATATTCTTTCGTCAAGGAATTGTATGACCACAGGGAGAAGTATCAGAACGGTACACAGCAACTCACAAATGCGGTCTCAACCATGCTACTCAATGAAAAGTATGGAGGGAGCAGTGAATGACCGGACGGGTGAAAATAATCAGAGTGACCACAGAAATCAAGGAGGGCAGGAAAGAACCGACCACAGAGGTGTTTTATGAGTGTTGGTGCGATGTTCAGAGTTTGGGAACAAATGAGAAATACACAGCACTGCAAGCAGGTCTTGAGAACACCATTGTTTTCAAGGTTCGGAATTGCAAGCGGATGAAAGAGGTCAGAAAGAAAATGAAAGAGTTCTATGCAGAGTATGACGGAACACGATTCGACATCTATGACGCATCACCGATGTTCACAGATAACGGATGGGTGCTTGTGAAATGTCGTGCGGTTGCATAGGTGTCACATTCTGACACGGAGGTGAGGACATGAAAATTGACATTGAGTTCAAAGGACTGGAGGAACTGGTAAAAGCGTTTGAAAGTGCTGCATCGGATGAAGATATTGCACAGGTGAATAAAACGATCGCTGAAAAAGGAGAACCAGTTGTACAGAGAATCATGTCCGGAAAAATCCCAAAGTCAAAGGACATCAAAAAAAGTGGGCGAGGGTTCGGTTCAAAATCATCAGTGTCCGCACATGCAGCAGATGAAATCCCTATCGGGAAAGTAAAGGTGAACGGTACGGGAGCGACAGCAGATGTCGGATGGGAAAAGAACACACAGGACGAGGGCGGTCATTTCTACGTCCGTTTTATTAACTGGGGAACGATTTACAGACCGCCACAAGAGTTCATATATGCAACAGGCAGGGAGGCAGATGCAGAACTGCAAAAGATAGCAGAACAGGAATATCAAGCGTATTTAGACAGGACAGTGGGGTGATAAGCATGGACAGCAGTCCGGACATCATAAAAGACGCATCAGACGCACTCAAGCCGATAGAGGACAGAGGAATCACCGTGATGCAGGGGTGGTATGACAAAGACCTCAACAAATGTCATGTGACATTGTGGGATTTGGGCGAAACCGATGATAATTTTTCGGATGATGATGCGGAGGGAGTGACACTTTCCTTGCAAGTCACCATTTTCTCAAAGGAGGACGAGGTGGAACTGGCAAGGGAAATCAAGTCTCTCATGAAAGAGAATGGGTTCTCATTCGAGGGGAGAAACGGAGACGATTCAAAACCGGAGGATGGAATCTATATGAAAGCACAGCGATTCACAAAATATTATGAAAGCGAGGAAAAATCATGAGCGAAACAGTAACACAGGTAAATGAAACCACACAGCAGATTGTAAGGAGCAGAACTTGCGGTCTGAAAGATTTCTACATCGCACTGGTGCAGAGCAATACTGCAACAGCATACACAGCCGGAACTCCGGTGAAATTAGCAAGGGCAATCAAAGCGAAAATTGATGAAAAGTGGACAAGTGAGAAAATCTACTCCGACGATAACACCGAGGAGGTCATCACCTCATACGAGGGAACAGATGTCGAACTGGAAATCAATGCTCTTGCACCGCAGGACAGAGTGATTCTGTTCGGGCAGTTGTACGAGAAAGGATTCTTGAGAAAGTCATCTGACGACAGAGCACCGGAGGTCGCTGTCGGATGGAGAGAAAGAAAACTCAACGGAAAATATGAGTTCAAGTGGCTTTATGTCGGAAAGTTTGCAGAGGGTATCAGCGAGGAGGCAAGCACTAAAGAGGGAAAACTGTCACCTACAACCAAGAGCATCAAGGGCAGTTTCTACGAGCGTAGCATCGACAATCTGTATGAGGTATCTGTTGATGAATCCAACCTTGTAGCAGAGGACACGGATGCAGCAACAGCAATCAAAGACTGGTTCTCAAAAGTGCAGGAAGCACCGGACGCAGCAGCGTAAAACAAGAGAGGATATAACAGGAGGATAATTCAATGAATAGAAAAATTATCGTGAATCATAAAGAGTTCAAAATGGAGAAAATGTCTGCGGACACATACATGGAATATCTCGAACTTGCAGAACAGATTGACGCTGCGACATCCGAGAGAGCGTCAAAAAGATACTCACGACAGGAAATTGAGGCGATGATGTTGTTCATCTGCAAAGCATACGGAAATCAGTTCACGGTTGACGAGTTAAAGGACGCAGAGAGCGGACTGGATGCAGCAGGAATCGTCATCGAGTTCAACATGATTGACATGGGAATCGCAGAGGAAATGAACAAGAGAATGGACAAGATGATGAAAAATTTTCAGAGTGGCAAGTGATTCCGGAAATAACAATCACTTGCAGCACAGGAAAAGTATTCATCAATAACATAACGGTTGAGCAGTACAAGAAATATGCTGCACTCATGGAGAAAAACGGTTCGGACAAAATAACGGATGCACTGTTTTTCAACAAAAGAATTATTCAAGAGATATTCGGAAACAGGATGTCTCTCGATGAACTGGGTGAGGTGGATGTCATTGAATTTCTGACAGCATCAAAGGGGATTCATTTCATCATGCAGGATATTGTTTCCGATGCGTTGCTGAACATTGTCGAGACAGAGCCAATCGAAAGAGAGACATCTGCGTTCGACGAATATGACCGTGAGAATGGGTATGAGGACGAGGAGCAGGAAGAGCAGAACACATGGAAGATATGCGGAGAAATCGTCGACCGTGTGACGAAAATCGCAATCCGGCTCATGCGGGAATCATACGGGCAGTGCATGAAAGAAAATATCATTGAACTGCTGAAATATCTGAAATTTGAACTTGAAACGGTGAACGAGAACACATAACACAGAGAGGAGGAGAACCGATGGCACATACAAGCGTGAAGATTTCAGCAAATTCGTCTGATTATCAGTCACAAATGAAATCCGCTGCGTCACAGATGAAAGTGTTATCCAGTGAGTTCAAACTGGCACAGACGCAAGCAAAAGCGTTCGGTTCGGCAGCAGACCAACTCAAGGCGAAAGCCGAGAGCCTCACTCAAAAAATCACTCTGCAAAAGAATATCGTTCAATTAAACAGTGAGCAACAAGCAAAACTCACACAGAAACTTTCAGACCAAAAGACAAAGCAGGAGGAATTGAAAACAAAGGTCGAGGCAGCAAAGAAAGCCTATGAGGATTCAACAAAGGCGACCGGAGCAAATTCAGAGCAGTCAAAGGCACTGAAAGAGGAACTCGACAAACTGGAGCAGGAATTTAAGGCAAACGAGACAGCAATAGGAAAGACGGAGACTGCTCTTGCAAATCAGACCACAAAGACGAACGCATCAAAAGCATCACTCGTCGAGATGGAATCTGAACTCGAAAAAGTAAACAAGGAACTGAAAAATCATAAACTGAATGAATTTGCAAGCGGTTGTGACAAAGCAGGACAAAAGATGGAGAGTTTCGGAAAGAAAATGTCCGTCGTTTCTGCGGGAATTGCTGCAATAGGAGCAGCATCAATCGCAGCGTTCAAGGAACTCGACGAGGGATATGACACGATAGTGACAAAGACCGGAGCAACCGGAGAGGCACTGGAGGGATTGACCGCATCTGCGGACAATGTTTTCGGAAGTATGCCGGAGGACATGTCAACGGTCGGAGAGGCTATCGGTGAAGTAAACACGAGATTTCATTCGACAGGAGAGGAACTGGAGAGCCTGTCAACGCAATTCATTCAGTTTTCAAGCATAAACGGAACGAATGTGACACAGTCTGTTGACCAAGTGGACAAAATCATGAAAGCGTGGAACATAGACACATCACAGACGGGGAATCTGTTGGGATTGCTGACATCAAAAGCACAGGAGACAGGAATTTCCGTTGACAAACTCGAAAGTTATGTACTGGATAACAATTCAGCGTTCAAAGAGATGGGGTTGTCATTACCACAAGCAATCAATTTGATGGCTCAATTCGATGCGAACGGTGTTGATTCTACGACAGCACTGGCAGGACTGAAAAAGGCATTGCAGAACGCAACAGCCGAGGGAAAGTCAATGGATGTCGCACTGGAGGAGACAATCGGCAGCATTAAGAACGCAAAGACGGACACAGAGGCTTTACAGATTGCGACAGAACTGTTCGGGAAAAAGGGTGCTGCGGAAATGGCGACAGCAATCCGAGAGAACAGAATTGACCTCACAAGCCTGTCATCCTCAATGTCAGAATATGGAACGACGGTCGAGGACACATACAACGGAACACTCGACCCGATTGATAATGCAACAATAGCGATGAACAATGCAAAACTGGCATTGTCAACACTGGCGACAACAGCACAGACCGCTGCAGCACCAGTCATCGAAAAGGTGACGACAAAAATTCAAGAACTGACAAAGTGGTTCACCTCTCTTGACGAGGGGCAACAGCAGACAATCATCAAGGTCGGTCTTGTGGTGGCTGCGGTGGGTCCTTTAGCAATCGGATTCGGAAAAGTAGCACAGGGAATATCGACGACGGTGAAAACAGGTCAACAGTTTGCATCGTTTGTCGGAGGAATCATCGCAAAGATAACAGCCAAGACAGCAGCAACCGCAGCAGGAACAGCAGCAGACACAGCAGGGGCAGCAGCGGAGGCAGCACATACCGCAGCAACAGCGACAGCGACCGGAGTGACTGGAGGAATGACGGTGGCACAGACCGCCCTCAATGCAGTCATGAATCTGTGTCCGATTATTTTAATTGTGACACTGATTGCAGGACTGATCGCAGCAGGAATCGCTTTATATAAAAACTGGGATAAGGTCAAAGAAAAATTATCCGAGTTGTGGAGTAACGTCAAGGAGAAATTCAACGCAATCAAGGAAACCATAACGGGAGCGTTCTCGAAAGCAAAAGAGGCGGTCACGAATAAGGTGAACGAGATAAAAGATTCGGTTGCGAATAGTGCAGTCGGACAAGCAGCGACAAAGACGTTTTCAGCGGTGAAAAATACTGTCACAAAGTTCATGGGGGCAGCAGTTGACACCGCAAAGGAGAAACTGGGGAACATGAAAACCGCCTATGAGGAAAACGGGGGCGGTATTAAAGGAGTAGTTGCAGCAGGATGGGAGGGAATCAAAGGCTATTACACAGCCGGATTCACGTTCGTTGATAATCTGTCGGGAGGAAAACTGACAGAAATCAAGACAAAATTCTCCGAAAAGACATCGGAAATCAAGACGAAAGTCTCCGAGGGTTGGGAGAATATGAAAACGACGGTCACATCCAAGATGACCGAGTGGAAAACAAACGCATCAAATAAACTGACGGAAATCAGAACCGATTTCACGACGAAGATTTCCGGAATACAGTCCTATGTGTCAACCGGATGGTCTCACATGAAATCGACGATTTCAACGACGATGCAGCAGTGGAACACAGATGCGAGCAACAAACTCCTGTCACTCAAGAACGATTTTACAAACAAGGTCGAGAGCGTAAAACAGGGATGGTCAACGAGGTTTACAAACATCAAGGACACGGCGACAAATCTCATGGAGACCGCAAAGACCAATGTTTCCACAAAACTGGAAAATATGAAATCTGCCTATAACGAAAAAGGCGGGGGCATGAAAGGAATTGTGTCGGCTACATTCACAGGCATCAAGGACACGATGGACTCACTCATGTCCACAGCGAACACGTTGACAGGTGGAAAACTCGACAGCATCAAGTCATCTTTCTCGACAAAATTGAACGGTGCTCTTTCAACGGTCGGTTCAGTCATGGAGAGCATACGAGCAAAATTCAGCGAAAAGATGGAATCCGCAAAGACAGCGGTCTCAAATGCTATCGACAGAATCAAGGGATTTTTCAATTTTGAGTGGTCATTGCCACATTTGAAAATGCCACATTTTAGTATATCCGGTTCGTTCAGTCTGAACCCTCCATCTGTACCGTCATTCGGTGTTGAATGGTACAAAACAGGAGGAATCATGACAAGTCCGACAGTGTTCGGAATGAATGGAACGAGGCTCATGGTCGGAGGAGAGGCAGGAGCAGAGGCAATCTTGCCACTTGCAGAGTTCTACACAGAATTGAACTCAATGCTTGACCGAAAGCTGAAAGCGATCAATCAGAATGTGAACGCTTTTATCGAGGTTCACAACTATATTGACGGAGACGAAGTGGCAAGCAGAACGACCGAAAAGGTCAGTGATAATCTTGCAATAGCAACAAAAAAACGGAGGTGAGGACATGAAAATTGACAGCATAGACATTCGGTCATTCGATGCAAAGCAGTTGACAGTTGATTTCGAGCCTCCACAGACGGGGGTGACGGTGGAGATGTTCGACGGGGCATTGATACCGTCGGAATCCGAAACATACACACCATTGTCCGGACTGACAGTGACAGTCCTGTTCAGAGGAAAAGACAGAGACGAGGTTCAAAAACATGTCAGTGATTTCAATGCAGAGTTGCAGAAAGGTGTTGTTCTTACACTGGACGGGTACAGTCGCCATTTTAAGGCATATATGACGGGGAACTCGTTGAGCAAGACAATAACGAAAACACGGTACACAGCAGAGTTCAAATTCACGGGGTACTGGTTCAGCGACGAAGTGAGTTTGAACTGGCAGGGAGCGTATGAGGCAATATTTGAGGCACAGGGAAACAGGGCGACACCGTGCAGACTGACAATCACAGCAACGGAGTACATTGAGCAGTTAAGAATCAACGGTCTTTCCTGCGGTGAAATTATTATCGACACGATTCCGAGAGGAGCAACCGTCATCATTGACGGAGAAACAGGATTCGCAACGATGGACGGAGAGAACAAGTTCAAGGATGTGTCATTGATGGAATTTCCGTATCTCACAACAGGGCAGGAAAAGGAACATCATCTCATTTTCTCTGACAATAACGCACTTGTCACATTGCAGTATAAACCTATGTGGTTATAGGAGGCGGTCAGATGGATTTGTACAATGATTCACACGAAAAGGTGTGTATTTTATCCGGAATAAAAGAAACGTGCATCACAAGCACTCTCAAGACCGGAGATAAGGAAATCACATTCGAGTTCCGAAAGACAAACAGGTATGCAGCGGACATCAAAGAGGAGGGATATATCAGAACCGACACGGACGAATTTGTTATCAAGCAGGTCGAGCCGAGCGGGGAATGGTACAAATGCACCGGAACATTGAACGTCGAGGAACTGGAGGGCAAACAATATCCGCAGGGATTCGAGACTGTGGAAAAGACGGTCGATGAATGTCTAACAGAGGCAATCGACGGAACTGGATGGAAAGTCATCCGGTGCGATGTTTCCAAAAAGAGAACAATCCGGATAGAGCAGAACTGTTCTGCATGGGATGTCGCTCAACAGGCAATTACAACGTATAGGTGCGAGATGGTGTTCGATTCTCTGAACAAGGGAATTTCGATATATGAGAAATACGGAGAGGACAGAGGAGCATATTTCATTGAACGTCTGAACCTCAAGCGGTTGCAGGTGCAGTCAAACTCATACGACTTTGCAACAAGGCTCATTCCGATAGGGAAAGATGGATTGATGCTGAATATCGACGGGAAAAATTATGTTGAGAATCACCAGTATTCAAAGAAAGTGAAAACGATGACGTGGAAAGATGAAAGATACACGGATGCGGAATCACTGAAAGAGGATGCGGAGGCGAAACTGGACGAACTTTCCAAACCATACAGGTCGTACACAGCAGAAATCATCAATCTTGTTGAGGCAGTGCAGGACGAGGAGAAAAAAGAACAGTACAAAGAGGTGTTCAGTATAGCACTGGGAGACACGGTGCTGCTGATCTCCAAGTCAACGGGAATCCGTGAGAGCCACAGGATTGTGAAATTCTATGAATACCCGTTGACGAAAGAAAAGAACAAGGTCGAACTGGCAAACACAAGACTGTCATTCGAGGAGGTTCAGAGAACCGAGCAAGAATTGTCATGAGGAGGTGAGAAAATTGGAAATCATTAGACACATCAAAGTGGATTTGTATGGAGACACACAGCATTTTGCAGTTGCAGCGAAACAGATGGATATGGGAACACGGTACATCGGAGTGACGCTCATGGAGGACGGTGTCGTGTATGAGATACCGGACAATGTGGAGGTCATTATCAACATGACCAAACCGGACAAGACACACGTTCACAACGATGGAGAAAAGTCCGGAAATGAGGCTCTCATTCCTCTCACAAGAGGCATGTTGCAGGTTCACGGAACAGCATTGTGTGAGGTGCAGTTGTATCAAAATGGTGCATTGCTGACGAGTGCGACGTTTGAGATGGAGATTTTTCCGTCACAGCGGGATGAATCGGAAATCATTCACTCCGGAGAATATACAAGACTGGAGAACACCATTGCAGCAGCGAGAGAGGCTCTGCAAATCGCACAGGACACACAGAACACCATTGATGCAGCAGAGGCGGTCAGACAGGCACAGGAGCGGTTGAGAGAGGCTGCTGAAAAGGCAAGAGAAATCAAAGAGAGCCGGAGAGAGGATGACACCGCAAAGGCGATTGCAAAATGTGTCGAGGCGATGGAGGCAGCAATCGAGCAGACAAAGAAATGTCTGACAGCGACCGAGGAGGCAAACAAAATCATCATCAGTCAGTCCGGTCTTGATGCGATACTGGCAGCAGTCAAAGACTATTATGAACGCATCAGAGAACTTGAGACGGACATCAACATCAATGTGGATGGAGGAACACCAAAATCAACCGACCTCCTGCTTGTCAAGGGAGGAACACCGTTCACGACCGATTATGACAAGTACATCGCAGGAACGTCACACACAATTTGAGAAAGAGGTGAAAAAGAATGGCAACAGCAACAATCACTCTGAAAAAGGGAACGACCGCAGAGTGGACGGAGAGCAAGAGGGTTCTCGATGATGGAGAACTGGGTCTCGAAACCACGACAAGCGGTCACAGAATCATCCGAATCGGTAACGGTTCGACCGAGTTCATGAGCCTCCCTGTCGCATTTGACATCGAGGAGGTCAGAGAAATCAAGACCGGAATGGACGAAGATGCAAAAACGTATTATGACGACATGGTCAAAAAGGGAACGGAGTTGCTTGCAGAAATGAAAGCACTGGCAACGACTGTCGAACTGGAGGACGATGCGACACAAATCAAGTATCGAATGGGTATCTCAAACGGTACGTTGTATTTCGAGGAAATCACAAAGGAGGCAAGTGAATAATGGCAGCAGGTGACAGAATATTCATGGCGAAAGAATCCACGTCGCAGGAGATTCTTTCCAACACAAAGAAAATTATCGAGGACGCAAAAGCAAAACCGAAAAGATACGGAATGAGAATCAACCTCCTCGACAGCAATCCGGCAACCCGTGTCAAATATCTTTATGATGCGGTTGGAATGACACCCGCAGGAATGAATTTCGCAGGAGGCGGGTTCGATTATGGAGACTGGGGAGATATTTGGTTCGTAAAGAAAAACCGTCCGGTCATGGTAAGAACTGACGGAACGGTTGACTATGAACTGAATCATGAAAACCATGCTCTCAAGCTGAACGGAGGAGCATCGGACATCACAAAAACATCATACGGTGGAAATGCAATGTCCGAGATTCCTCTGATTTGGGTCAAGAGATGGACACAGAACAATTATCATTTTGTTGTGTTCTGTGAGGAGCAGTACGATGACACATACAAAGCATACGCACACACCGACGCAGACGGAAATGTCCTGCCTGTGACATATTTCCCGATGTACGAGGGTTCGGTTGTCAACAGCAGGATGCGTTCACTCTCCGGTCTCACACCGACAGCGTCCATGACAGACGAGCAGGAGACGACCGCAGCAAAGCAGAACGGTGACAGATGGGATAAACAGTCATTTTCTGAAATCAACCTCATGTATGAAATGTGTACGATGATTACATGTAGCACCAACTCACAAGGCAAGTTTGGAAACGGAAACAGTCAGTCCGACAATTTCTTGCAGACCGGAACACTCAACGGAAAAGGACAGTTTTTCGGTTATACATCGACCACACAGGCAGTCAAAGTATTTTACTGCGAGAACTTCTTTGCGAACTACTGGAAACGTTTGAGAGGTCTGCTGCTTATCAACGGAGTGTATCATGTGAAAGCAGTTCCTCCGTACAACTCAACAGGTGCGGGGTACACAAACACAGGACTGACACCGTCCGGAACATCCGGAGGCTACTGTTCAAGAATGGAAATGGCATCCGACATCGGAAGAATCCCGACCGTTGCATCCGGAAGTGAGACCACATACGAATGTGATGGGTTATGGTTCAACAATACGATCGTTGCAGTTGCCCTGTTCGGTGGCCACCGTGGCTCCGGGTCGAAGTGCGGTTTGTCGTACTGGCATGTGTCCAACCCTGCGACGAGCGTGGACGCGAACATCGTGGCGAGCCTTTCTTGTAAACCGCCTGTTGCTGCTGCGTAAGCAGCGAGGGGGAACGGGGGAGATACTCCCCCGCAATAAAAAGGGAGGTTCGGAGGGTTTACCCTCCGAGGTGTCCGGTATGACAAGGATTTTCCACGATGATGGAAACGGGAGGCACATCCGACACAAATAGAAAAAATTGTGATAGAATCTCCGACATGACAAAAAGATGACCTTGACATGACAGGGGAATCGGTGTGCGTCCTTGCCCTGTTCGGTGGCAACCGTGGCAACGGGTCGAAGTGCGGTTTGTCGTACTGGAATGTGAACAACCCTGCGACGAACGTGAACACGAACATCGTGGCGAGCCAATCTTATCAAATTATGGAGCATTTAACCAAAAGCACACCTTTTTCCTACACCGCAGGGTGTTGAAATACACCTAACCAGTGGAAATGATACCGATGCAGGCAGGGTCGAGTAAGAATATCAGAAAGACCTTGAGGTGATAAGAAAGATGGGAAAGAAATCCGTCAATAACCTGTACAAGCCTATGTTAGAACATAGCAATGTTGAGCAAAAATTTCATAAAGCAGCAAAGGGCAAAACAGAACGTCCGGACGTTGCGGTGATATTAGAGCCGACCAACATTCAGAGACATGTCAAGAACGTCGTCGAGCAACTTGAGAACACTGCACCGGAGGGGTACGACGTACCGCATCCGGAAAAGGCATGGAAACCATCAAGACACGGGAAAGTTTGCATCAACGAGGGAACGAGCAGAAAAGTGAGAATGATTGAGAAACCTCGATACAATTATGAGCAGGTGATTCACCACATTGTCGTCTCTGCGTGTTATGACATTTTCATGAAAGGGATGTATGAGTTCTCGTGCGGGAGCGTTCCGAACAGGGGTGCTCATTATGGGAAAAAGTACATCGAGAGGTGGATTCAGCGAGACAAAAAGAACTGCAAATATGTTCTCAAGATGGATATTCGACACTTTTTCGAGAGTGTTGACCATGATGTCTTGAAAGCGTGGCTCAAGAAGAAAATCAGAGACGAGAGAATGTTGTACATCCTCGAACTGATAATTGACGGGAGCGAGGTCGGGTTGCCTTTAGGGTTTTACACATCGCAGTGGTTGTCAAATTTCATGTTGCAGCCTCTCGACCATTTCATCAAAGAACAGTTGAAAGCGGTGCATTATATCCGGTATATGGATGATATGGTGGTGTTAGGAAAGAACAAAAAGGAACTCCACAGGATGCAGCAGGAGATTGAGAGATTCTTGAGAGAAAAGTTCAACTTGCAGATGAAAGGAAACTGGCAGGTGTTCCGGTTCGATTACACAGAGAAAAAGACCGGAAAGAGAAAAGGGAGACCACTCGATTTCATGGGATTCCAGTTCTATCACGACAAGACGATTCTGCGGGAAAGCATCATGTTGAGTTGCACACGGAAAGTCAACCGTGTCGCAAAGAAAGAGAAAATCACATGGTACGATGCGACCGCAATTCTGTCATACATGGGTTACTTGAGCAATACAGACACATACGACATGTACCTGCAAAGGGTCAAGCCTTATGTGAATGTTAAGAAATTAAAGAAAATAGTTAGCAAACATTCAAAGAGAAAGGAGCGAGAAAAACATGAAAGAATGGAGAGAAGTGTTCGGAACGGAGGCAGAACAGCCGGAGGAGTTCGACACAACAGCATCACCGACAACGGTATATCAGAGACGCAATATCAAGAAAGCAACGAAAGAGGATGCAGACGGAAAGAAAATCACCGGATGGCAGCGAGAGGAGCGTGAGATGTCACGGGAGGAATATGACAGATTGACGCTCATGCAGGAGGTTGTTGCATCCAACACAACAGGAATCGTTGAATCCGTGACACAGTTTCAGAAAGATGCAGTCATCGACGAATACACACAACAGTTGATTGAGGAGGGGTTGATTTAATATGAAAATACTTGTCGAAAGTCTGAAAAGAATGTACAAGAAAGGCACTCTCACCAAGGAACAGATCGCAGAGCGTGTCACAAAAGGAAGTATTTCAGCGGAGGAATATGAATACATCACGGGAGAAAAATATTCCGGTGGTGAAGTAAAATGACACCGCTTGAAATAATATCACGGTTGTGCGAGATAACGGAGGAGTTGTCCGGAATCGTGAAAAAGCAGCAAGAAATGATTGAACGCTCAAAAGTGGAGGAGGGGGTCAAAGAGGAACTCCGGAACATGGTCAATGAGGCAGACGGGAAACTGGATGTCCTTGAGTACCACATGAGACGATACTGCGACACCGACGACGTGGGAGCGTTCGGAAAGGAGCAGCCGAGTGACGATTGAACTCTCATTGTTGTTGAGCGGGATTTCCGTCGCATTTGCAATCTTTTTCGGGATTTCCAATAAAAAGCGGAATGACAAAAAGGATGCAGAGCAGGAGACGGAGGAACGTGCGACAGCGAACACACTCATGATGACAAAACTGGAGAACATTGCCGACGATGTCAAAGACATCAAACGTGACTACAAAGAGACACGGGCAGAGGTGCAGAATTTACACGACAGGGTTCTCATAGTTGAGCAGTCATTGAAATCGTATCACAAGAGACTGGACGGGATGAATTTGAACATTAAGACCGACCAATAACAGGAGGGCGGGAACAGGCAAGAATCAACCACATAAAGGAGGCAACAAGTGAACAAAAGCAGGATGACGAACGCAGAGCGTCGCATGTATTTCCGGCATAAAAGAAAATTGTACCGGATAGAACAGCGGGCAGCAAAGCGGAAAAACAAAGTCTCCGGTCAGTTCATGAATCGTGTTGTTATCTGTATGATTCTTGCAGCATTTATCTACACAGTTGTGGCGATTATAGTGTTTGTGAGAGTGGGTGCTGAACCATCAACATTGACAGAGAATGTATTTCGATTCCTGTCAGTGGAGGGCGGTGCGATGGCACTCATTAAGTCAGTAAAGACGGTTACAAAGAAAGATACAGGAAAACAGCACGAGAACGAACCGGATGACATCAATGCAGACAATAATGAGGAGGTGCAGGGATGAAATTCATCGTTGAAAATTGGTTTGTTATCGTGGCAATAGCAGCAGTGGGAGGCTCTATCGGGTACGCAATTTATTCTTTTGTGAAAATGCCATCTGATAAGCAGTTGAACAAGGTCAGAGAGTGGCTCTTGTATGCGGTGACAAAAGCAGAAAAGGAACTGGGAGCAGGAACAGGAAAACTCAAACTCCGGTATGTGTACGACATGTTTGTGGCAAGGTTTGAGTGGCTTGCAAAGGTCATCACATTCGACATGTTCAGCATGATGGTGGACGAGGCTCTTGAGCAAATGAGAACGATGCTTGACAGCAATGAGGCGGTGCAGAAACTCATTGCGAACGAGGCAGGTGAGGGCAGTGAGTGAAATTGAGATTTTCATGTCACAGCACTGGAGCACGATGGTGACGGTGTACATCATCGGGGCAGCAGTTACATTCGTTTTGACGTTTGTTATTTTTTGGATGCTTGAAAGGCAGTCCGAAAAAGAGGAGCGGGAAAAAGAGTTGTTTCCGGAATACTACGAGGAACAGGAAACGAAACAGGACAGAATCATGGTCAAACTGACATTTTTCATTTTGTCGGTATTGGTGGCGGTGATATGGATAGGAGTTCCGTTCATACTGGCTTTTATATTCATTATGTCAGTGATAGATGATTCCGGAGATAAGAAACAAAAGGAGGAAAAGAAATGATTTCAAATTGCGGACACGACGAGAGAGGAAAATATTCCGGAGGAAAAGCCGGAGATCAGACGGGAACAGAGTGGCAGGTTATAAACTGGTATAACAGACCGTGGAAATGCGTTCTCCGTCATCCGGATGCAGCAACGAGAAAACTCATTGCACAGATGGCAAAGGCAGCAGCAGTCAACAATATGGTCGGATATTGTCAGTCGCACAGGGGAACATTTTGGACGAACCTTGCGGATTCAAATTTCGACCCTGCTCAAATCACAGTTCCGTGCGAGGCTGACTGTTCGTCCGGTGTTGCTGCAATCGTAAAAGGTGCAGGATATAGACTGAAAAATGAGAAACTGAAAAATGTGAGCACTGCATGTTATACCGGAAACCTGCGGGCAGCACTCAAGGCAGCAGGATTCGAGGTGCTGACAGATAAAAAATATCTGACATCAGATGCGTATTTGCTTGAGGGCGACATTCTGTTGAACGATGGTGCTCATGTGGCGACGAACCTCACCAATGGAGCAAAGACATCCGGAGGAGGTGCATCGCAGACAGTTCCAATCAATAGCAACGTGAAACTGGAGACCGCAAAAGGGTTCAACAAGAGCCTTGCAGGAACGTACAAGGTAACGGGAGCAGGAGCGTTGAATCTACGGTCGGGAGCAGGAACAGGAAAAGACAAGAAAGTCTTGACGACAATGCAGAGCGGAGAGACGTGTCAGTGTTATGGATATTACACGGATGTGTCCGGAGTGAAGTGGTTGTATGTAGCATATAAAAACGTGGTGGGATTTGCGTCGAGCAAATATCTCAAAAAGTAGCAGAGGAGGGCGAAAACATGTTATACTATTTAGGCAAAGGAACGGAGTTCAAAAAAGAGGACTGCAAGGAATACAAGACAATCGAGGGAGCGTTGAAAGCAGCAGCAAAAAACGAGGAACTGGTTGTGTGGGATGAAAACGGAAACGTCATCGGCTCACTCACGGACAATGTTCCGGAGGGAGCACTGGAGACAAATCCCGACGGTAGCGTGAACACCTACAATGCAGACGGGAACAAGGTCGGCACGATGACCGCAGAGGAACTCAAAGAAGCAACAACCCTCACCGATGAAAAGGATGCAGCAGGACAGCAGGGCAACGCAGGAGCGTCCACAGACGACGAAAACGGAGACACTGGAGGAAATACATCAGTAGAACCGGAAAACGGGCAGAATGGGGCAAATAGCGAGCAGGAGAACGGACAGCAGACCTCCGGCGATGGAGACGATGCAACAGGGCAGGAGACATCCGGAGACGATGAAAGAAAAACAGAGGAACAGGTGTCCGATTCTGACACAATCTATCCGGAAAAGACCACAAGAGCGATCGTTGATTGTGATGGTGCTCTGAATCTCCGTCGTTCTGCATCATGGGGCAATGAAAGCATCTGCGGACGTGCAGTGAGAGGACAGTCGTATTATATCAAGGCAATTCACACAGTAGAGGGAAAGAAAATGCTTGAGACTATCGACGGAATTTTCCTGTCCGGTCAGCCGGAGCATGTTCGCATCATTGAGGTGTAAGTTCCGGACGGGTGTGTTATAATAAAACAACGGGAGAACTCTCCGAGGAGTTTGAGTAACACACGGGTAACTGACAAAATCCTTGAAAAGCCTTATTTTTCAAGGGTCGGAATTATGCAAGCGTTAACAAAGAGATAGGAGTTACAATTCAAAGCGCCTTATGGCGTTTCAGAAATGTATGTTACACCTCGGAATTTCGGTTCCGAGGTGTTTTTTTATATAAAATGTGATAAAATATATTATAATTGAGAAGCTATTTTTGTATTAAGGAGAGATGTTTATATGACAACTGTAAGCACAAAGAGTGGTAGAATTATAAAAGTTGTATCCAGAGAAGAAGAGAAAAGTACATTGACAGAATCGGATAATGAAATGGACGAAAGAGCAGTTGAAGCTGTTAAGGCAGCAATAAATAAAGCAAAAATTTGTAAAAAACCAATAGCGGGTTATGATGAAAAAAAGAAACAAGCTTACATTGAATATGCAAATGGGGAAAGAAAGTATGCAGAGTAGAAAACCGATGATTCTGGTATTAGCAGGACCAAATGGTTCAGGGAAAAGTACTATAACAGCTTTTTTTGATAAAGTTGGTAAATATACTAATGCTGATGATGTTGTTGCAACTACAGGAATGAATAAAATCACCAGAAAGAATTATTTGTAAGCATAAAGAGGAACTATCAATATATCCAAATGAATATTGGAGTGAACAGGATATATTAGGATTGATGGAATAATGTTGTTGGCAAAAACATTAGGGCAATGAGTAGTTCTGGGAATGTATGGGAAGCCACCGGCATATAACACATATGCAACAATGCCCACTATAGATTTCCTATTTATGGGCTTTTCTTGTTCTCAAAACGCTATGATGGAATTCTAGTTCCAGAATACACATTCAAAGACCAAAGCAACGTGCTCACTAAAAACGACATCAGCTCACGCT